GGGGTTCGAATCCCTCCTGGATCACCATGAAAGAAACCCCGCAACCATGCAGGTTGCGGGGTATTTTTGCGTGTAAAAAAGGCGTTTTTAAGTTGTTGATTTTTACTATTTTTCGCCCTGTTTTCGGCGATTTTTTAGGCGCGTTGGCCCCAGCGTTGGCCCCAAATATAAACTATTCTTTAAGCACCATATACACGACAGCGCCGCCGGCAACAGCCTGCCATAAGATGCGCTGACGCTCAATGCGCCGCGTCCTGCGCCGCTCCTGTTTGAGCTCCTCTGATAAGCTCATCAATGATTTGTTTTGCTCGTTGATTATCTGATTGGAGCTTGTCAACGAGTTTTTTGCAGTCTGCAGCTCTTGCCTGAGCTGACTGATTTGCTGCTGCTGCTGACTCAGCCCGCTGCTCTGCCCGCTCAACAGCTCCTGCAGCTGATTTAACCGCTGCTCCTGCCTGTTGATTAAGCTCTGTAGCTCGGTTAACCTGCTGAGCGGGACGCTCACCATTATCTCCTGCCGGGGCGCTGTCTCTGCTGCTGAGGCAGGTGTACAGGATGTAGCTACCGACAGCAGCGCATAGACACATAACCCCGACACGATATATCCACCCTTTATCATACATCAAGCATCCCCCAATCAATATCATGCTCGGCAAGATAATTATATGTAGCTCTCGCCCTGTTGGCATAGCCTTGACGGTAGGCGTTGCCGACGGCAGCAGCTACATAGTACTCCTCCGCGAACACATCCGCCAGCGCGGACAGATTGTTTACATCGTAGCCCCAGTTCCTGCGGTTGCGCACAAAAACCCTCACCACGTTGGTGGATGTCGGGCACCACATCCCTGCGTAGATAACGCATTTGCTGTCACTGATGTACGGCATCAGCGCGTCGACATAATCAAGGCAGTCGGCTGCCAATATCTCAATCTGAGCAGCCCTGCCCTGCTCACTGTCGAGGACCGCACGTAGCTCATCCAGCTCGCCGGAGTTAACAATATCGGAGTATGTGCGGCCGATAAATTTACGGCCACCGTCAATCCAGCTCAGGAGGTTGTCCCCGCGGCCGCCCTCCCACTGGCTCACGCCCATGCTGGGGTAATTGCCGGCAGTGCTGCAGCTCACGCTGTCATATGCGCCCTCGATGCCGGTGGCGATGATGCCAGCAGCTACCTCGTGTGCTAAGAGATGTCTAAGGTCCATGTTATCACATCCTTTTTTTCTTGACAGTATCAATTAAGCCTTTTACAGCCTCAACGCCAGCAGCGTTGAGGTTTTCTACTATACTTAGTAATTCCGTTGCCGTTAAGTAACCAATGATTGTACTAACTGCCCATGCTGGTTTACTTAGTTCAACCATAATAAGGTCTGCTGTGGCCGCTGCTATCACGCAGCATAAATAAACTGCTATTTTTCCAAGGAATCTGTGTTTCATCACCTCGGAGGAAATCAATCCTGCGCTACGAGCTGCCTTAATGCCGACAACGGACTGCAAAAATGTTGGCGTTTTTCCTTGTTTAACCAGATAATCATGCGCAATGGCAATCCATTTTGTCAGACAATCCAGCACAACCAAAGCAGAAAAAGCATAAAACAGGATTGCATGCTTGTGGAGCAGGATTACCATTATCGCAGCAGCTACAGCCTTATAATTCCAACCTGTATAAAGCGTTTTGCCTGCACCTGCCACACTATCAAAAAAAAGTTTATAGTTCATCTTTCAACCTCCTAAAAATTACATAATAAAAGCCGTTCTGTATAAGACGCCTTAAGAACCTTAACTGTATGTTATCAGCTTGACGCTGCCCGCGTCAGCGTCGACCTTGTCCAGCTTGGCCTTGTCTGCAGCGCTCATCAGCCCCGCGGCAGATGTCGTGGCGTTGCCCGGCGTACCGGTAAGGTCCGAGTAGCTGCCAGTCCTGGCTACAGATGCCAAGGCGCTGAGCTGGTTAAAAAACTTTTGCCCCAAGCCATACACAACTTTGTTTTGCACGGCATTGGTAGAGTCACTGGACAAGCTGTCATCCACAACAGGTATCGCCGGGCTGTCCGACAGATCATTATAGCTGCCGCTAGTAGCCACCGCAGCCAGTCCGGTTATCATGCTTGCCGGATGAGATGCAGGATGGATATAGTTGTTGGCGTTAGCTGCTATGCTGTCCAG